CAGATACGGCCATGTTGTCGATTTTATGCCCTTCCTCGACAACATGGCCGTATCTGTTTTCCGTTTGCACACGAGCCACACGAGCCTTGCCGTAGGTTTTCGGTTTTTTTGTTCGCCATGAGCCTTTCAGCTTTTTCGTTTTATTGGTAGGCGTTTTTGCCCTTATCCTTGCACGGGTGACATTTGACATACCGACTAACAAGGCGTCTACCTTGTTCTCATACTTTTTTTCGATCTTGTTAAACGCCTTTTGCAGATCTTCAATGCCGAAAGTATCATCCGATTTAGCCATCATACTCACCGCCGTCAAAGGTCTGCGCCGTTTTGCTGTCACGCTCCGCTGCGACAATTTGCAGTTCCTCGTGTTTTCCGCCGAGGTCAAGCACGGAAACAATATCAAATTCACGGTTGTCGTAAAGGATACGATGTTCGGGTTTAATGCCACGAAAGAAGCGTGTGGAAATTTTGTATGTGGTTTCGGTGCGGAGCTTTTGACTTTCCTCATATTCTCTGCCACTCATCGGCACAACAAGCGCAGCTACGGAGTAGTCTTTAAGTGCGAGTTTATGAGCAATCGGCTGTCTGTCCTCATCAACCAAGATGGCGTTACCGTCTTCATCGTGCGAGAGATACACACGCTCATTTTCTATTTGCAACGGCAAGGGTAAATATGGCTTGAAAGGTTTATACTTCGGCACGGTTTCACCCATAGAATTTATCACTTCATCTGTCGGACGAAGGAAGATTATTCTGTGCCGTAATTTAGAAAAGTTCAATCAAAACACCTCGTTTCTGTATGCGTCCAAAAGCCTGTAAACGGCATCGGGTATCGGCGCACCGCTTCTGTTTTCGTAAAAATGCGATATAACCAAAAGCTGCGCCTGTTCGATAGGCTCTTTACGCTCATCCGGCAGTTCGTGTCGCAGATAGTTTTCACACAGTTCCTTTGCCAAAAGAATGAGGACGGATAGATACCCGTCCTCGCTGTCATGGTCAATTCGCAGGAATTCTTTTACATAATCAAGCGTCAGCATTCTTTTTAGCACCTGCCTTTGGGGTAGCAGGCTTCGGCTCTTTGATTTCCTCTGCATAACCTGCAGAAACCAAATCCGCACCGATGTTGTCATCGACCTCGGCTGTCTGATTTGCGATAAAACTGAAAGTGTCACCTGCACAGCTTTTAAGAATTCGTATTTTCATCGTTCATGCCCCCAATATTACGATTTCATAGTGAGCTTCTTCACCGCTTCATCAAGGGTGAGCTTGCCGTCAACACGCTGTGTTGCAAGGAAGCCTGTCTGGTCGTTTCCTGCGTACAGTTCGTTCAATCTCTTGAATACTCTGCCCTGACGGTCGGCAATCCAATAATATGAATAGTCTCCGAAAATAATCGGGACAGCGGATGCGGCAATAGTGGGCATAAACGCAGAAGCATAAATCGGTCTGCCGAGAAGCGTGTCAGGCTCGCCGTCTCTCACGGACGGTTGCCATAAATACTGACCGTTTTCGTCCTTCATCTTACGAACCACCTTAATGGTTGCATCGTTCATAATAAAGGATGCATTCTTTCTGTACGGTGTTTTGAGAGAATGGTAAAGGTCAATGATTTCATCAAGCGTGATGGCTGTTGCCGCCGCAGTGGTTACACCTGCCGATGCGCCTGTGATAAGACCCGTAGGCTTGTTCGTGCCGTTGCCGTTGATAAACGCATCTTCTTCGGCATTACCGATTCGTCTCGCAAATTCGCTCGACAGGTAGCTTTCAAGGTCAAATACGCTGTCGCTCAAAAGCTCGTTGGACACTTTAATCAGAGTACCGAGCTTATGCGCACCGAGTGTCACCTGACCGAAAACATCATCGCTTTCGGTTAGTGCAGATTCCTCTGCAAGCCAAGCCGCACTGCCGTGAGAAGCGACAACAGGGATTAAACGCTCACCGCTATCGGTGTTGATAACCTTTGCAAGCTGTCTTACAATGTTTGCTTCCTCCAAGCCCTGTACCAGCGTACGCTCGAATTCATCAGGTACGAGATAACCGCCCTCGGAATCCGTCCCGACCTGAAGAGCGTTTACTACTTCATGGACGGGGTTTTTGCTTTTCAGAACATTCCAAAACTGGCTTTTATACTCGTCAGAAGCGCGACCGGATTTGGTGGGTTTTACACCGGTAGGCGCATTTTTAATCGGCTCACCCACAGGCTTTGCAAGCTCGGCATCGAGTGCCGCCTGTCTTTCAAGCCTTGCAATTTCTCTGCCATAGTCCTCGATGTCCTGTTCCATTTTGGTGTAAGTTGCATCATCCTCGGCAGAAAGAGTGCCTTTTTCATTTCTGTGTGTGTCGAGAAAAGCTTTCGCCGCTTCCCATGTCTTGTTTCTCTTTTCTCTGAGTTCTAAAATAGTCATAATATAAAATCCTCCTCGTTAAATATGTTTTTTAATAAGTTCCAAACGCTCCATAAGCATATCTACGGAGCGTTCATTTGCAGTGGGTTGTTCCTCATGTTCGGGAACATTATTTTCCTGCGGTTTAGGTGCAGGCTCCTGATTTTTGAAATGCTCCGAAACCTTGTTTACAATGTTTGTGTTCACTTCACGGCGAGAAAACAACATAGCGTTTTCGGCGTTCTTTTTGAAAAGCTCCTGTTCGTCTTCGTCCTCATCTTCGTCATTGTCCTCGTCAGGCTTTTCAGCTTTGGTATAAAGCACTTCATCTGCAAAGCCGAGCTCGACAGCCTTGTACGCATCCATCCATGTTTCGTTGTCCATAAGATGCGAGATTTTGGAGCGTGAAAGACCTGTTTTAAGTTCGTAGGCGTTTATAATGCTGTCCTTTACGCTGTCAAGCATTTCAATTGCCTTCTGCATATCCTCGGCGTTACCGAAAGCGGCGGTCAACGGGTTATGAATCATAATCATCGACACGGGCGATACAAATACACTGTCACCTGCCATTGCAATGACCGAAGCGGCGGAAGCGGCAATCCCGTCAACCTTAACGGTTACATTTCCGCTGTATTCCTTCAGCATATTGTAGATTTGACTTGCCGCAAAACAATCGCCACCCGGCGAGTTGATCCAAACAACGACATCGCCGTCCTCGGCTTTCAGTTCGCCCTCAAAGATTTTAGGTGTCACATCGTCATCAAACCAACTTTCCTCTGCGATTGTTCCGTTCAGATGAAGAATCCGCTCCTGCGTTTCCTCGTTCTTTGTCCAGTTCCAAAACTTCCTTGTCTTGGGTGTTTTCATCGGGTTGTTCCTCCTTTCGGATTTCTTTATTATTGCTATCGGCAAAGGCTCCTGCCCGATTTAAAGGGAGCATATTGCCGTTAATTAAATAAAGGTCACCACCTGCCTCGGCAGGGATTTTGTCAAGGTTCTCAAGTTCACGGATATCGTTTGCCGACATCCACCCGTTTTGCCTTGCTATGGAGTACCCCTGCATACGGCTTTGGTAGTCACCACGAAGCAGTCCTTCAAGATTAAACTTGAAAAAGTAACCTCGCTTTTCATCGGGAGAGAGGAGCACACGCATAAGCGACTGTTCCCATCGTACTATCCACGGCTCAAGCGTGTATTTTACAAATTCCAAAGACTGCTGCTCGATATTTGAAAAGCTCGACTTCTCAAGGTCACCGACCATATGCGGTGGCACTCTGAAAATTCGAGCTATCTCATTTATTTGAAATTTTCTTGTTTCAAGGAATTGTGCCTGTTCGGGCGATATTCCTATCTGTGTGTACTTCATCCCTTCTTCGAGGACTGCGACCTTATGAGCGTTACCGCTGCCCTTAAAGGTGGCATTCCAACTGTCCCGTATTTTTACCGGGTCTTTGATAGTTCCCGGATGCTCCAATACACCGCTCGGCGCTGCGCCATTGGCAAAGAACCTCGCTCCGTATTCCTCGCAGGCAATTCCCATGCCGATAGCATTCTTTGCCATCGCTATCGGGGAATAACCTACCAGTCCGTCAAAGCCGAGTCCGGGAATATGAAGAACATCGTATGGATAGAGCTTCACTGTCGTACCCTTCATGGTCGGAGCTTCTTCCAAGGAACGGGTGTAGGTGTACCAGAGCTTTCCGTCCGTATCACGGTCAACCGACATTCGGTTGGGCATCAATGGGTATAGTCCTATGACTTCACCTTTACCGTTACGGATAATTTGTGCGTAAGCATTGCCCCATAAGAGAAGGTGCGTCATAAGTGTTTCCCTGAATACGAAACTCGACATTTCGGGGTTCGGTTCATCGTGCAACAACTGATAAAGCGGATGACCGATTGCTTTTTCCTTACTACCATCGGTTTTATATCGGTAAAGGTGCAGCGGAAGTCCCGCCACAGCCTCGGCAAGTATCCTCACGCAAGAATACACCGCCGTCATCTGCATCGCGGACATCTCATTTACAGATTTGCCCGATGTCGTTCCGCCGAAGAAAAAGCTGTAGCTTGAACCCACGGTTCTGTTTTGCGGCTTATCCCGCGACCTGAAAAGTCCTGTAAAAATTCCCATAGTGAAACCTCCTAAATAAACAAAATACCACGGCTGTCATAGACACTTTCCGAGGTATCGTTTCCACATCTTATAGCACGGTCGAGAGCCATAACGGTAGCGACCGCACCGTCTATCTTTTCCGTTGATTTTTCCTTGTCGGGTTTGATGTTGCCCGCAGGATCGGTTCGGATGTATATGTTATCCATCATCCACCTTAAAACAGGGTGACCGCCGTGCGCGAGTTTTCCTTCAAGCACGAGCTTCATCAGTTCCTTTGTCGGCGGGGACATATCCTTAAATCCCTGTCCGAAAGGAACAACCGTAAATCCCATACCCTCAAGGTTCTGCACCATCTGAACGGCACCCCAACGGTCAAAGGCAATCTCACGGATATTAAACCTTTCACCAAGGCTTTCTATAAACTTCTCAATGTAACCGTAATGCACGACATTTCCCTCGGTGGTTTGTAGGAACCCTTGCCGTTCCCAAAGGTCATACGGCACATGGTCTCGCCTTACACGAAGATCTATGTTTTCTTCGGGTATCCAAAAGAACGGAAGAACGCTGTATTTATCGTCCTCATCTATCGGAGGAAAGACAAGCACAAATGCCGTTATATCCGTAGTGGACGAAAGGTCAAGTCCGCCGTAGCAGACGCGACCTTCCAAATCATCGGGAATAACAGAGAATGCACAGGCATCCCATTTTTCCATCGGCATCCACCTTACGGTTTGTTTTACCCATTGGTTTAGGCGGAGCTGCCTGAATGCGTTTTCTTCGCCGGGGTTTTGTTTTGCCGATTCGCAGGCCGCCTTTACCTTATCTATCCCAACCGTTATGCCGAGGGACGGGTTTGATTTTCGCCACACCTTTGGGTCCGTCCAGTCCTCATCGGGCTTTGCTCCGTATATAACGGAATAGAATGTCGGATCGTGTTTTCTACCTTCCTGTATATCTATGGCTTTCTGATGCACCTCATAGCATATCGAATTGACATCGTTCCCGGCTGTTGTTATGAGAAAATACAAGGGTTGCATTCTCGCATCCCCGGAGCCTTGTAGCATAACATCAAATAGTTTTCTGTTAGGTTGGGTATGCAGTTCATCGAATATGACGCCGTGGGTATTGAATCCGTGCTTGTTCGCAACATCGGCGGAAAGTACCTGATAAAAGCTGTTTGTCGGCTTATATACGAGTTTTTTCTGTGATTCGAGTATTTTCACCCTTTTTGAAAGAGCCGGGCAGAACCGAACCATATCGACTGCCACATCAAATACTATTTTTGCTTGGTTTCGGTCTGCGGCACATCCGTAAACCTCGGCGCGTTCTTCACCGTCACCGCAGGTGAGAAGAAGAGCGACCGCCGCCGCAAGCTCTGACTTGCCTTGCTTCTTGGGTATTTCTATATATGCCGTATTAAACTGCCGATAGCCGTTTTCTTTCACAACTCCGAACAGGTCGCGGATAATTTGCTCCTGCCAGTCGATAAGCTCAAACGGTTTACCCGCCCATGTACCTTTTGTGTGGCTTAAAGCCTGAATGAACATCACGGCATAATCAGCGGCATCCTTATCATAATGAGAGGTCTTTTCCATAAACCGTGTAGGTGTGTATTTTTTAAGTTTTCGTATATGATCACCCCGTTTCAACGCATAAAAAATAGACCTTGCGGTCTTTATATAGAGAGGAACAGAGCCTTTCGGCCCGCTCCGTTATTTTCAATTTTAGTTTTCAGGCATTAATCTGCGCCGCATAGTAGTAGCCGAATGCATCTCTCGCTATTCCGAAAGTGCTGTGGATACCATTTTTTCTATCCTCGGTCATGGTTGCTTTGGCAAGTTCGGTAGCCGCCTTCTTTGATTGTTCTCTCGTAAGTCCGGGGAAGCGGTATTCACCGTCTTTCTGTAGCCTTCTGATTGATTCTTCGTTAACTGTAATTCTCATCATTGTTTTAAGTCCCTTCTTATTTGCTCTTTCTTCCAAGCTCGTATGCTACGGTAAGCACCGTTTTGAGTTCCCAAACCGCAATGTCGAAGAAGTCTTCTTCATCGCTGTAGTGTCTTTCAAGGTCTGTTCTGTTTTCCATTGTTACAACATTCTCATTTACGATTTTTATGAGTTTTTCTAATTCTTTCTTTGTCATGGCTTTATGCCCCTTTCGTTTTTGTTGTGTACATATTAACTCTGAATGCCTGATATATCAAGTCATTTCAGAGATATATACTACACAAATATACAGGGGTTTTATTGTGTATATTATGACAAGCAAAAGAGCCGTGTCAGGCTCTTCGCAGGAGTTGTGTCGGTCTATCTGTCGAGCTTATCAAAGCACCATTTGATTGCCGTTCCGCTGTCGGGGAAAGTGGTGTCAGCCTTTTCTATCATGGCGATGCGACATTCGATTTCCGAAAAACCGTCTGTTTCCGGCTCGTCAACGAACTCGTAAATCTCGGCTTCGTATTTGCCTTTGTAGTTTATATTTGCCAAGCAAACATGATGCTTGTATCGAATGAGTGCATCGTAGGATGGGCTCATTTTAAGGTCAAGGTTTTCAATCGTTGTAAATTCTGTCATCTCCGTATCCTCCTTATTTCGCAATGTGGAAAAGGAAATCGCCTTGATTGGAAATGCAGAAGTCTGTTACTTTCCAATCGTCATAACTGTCGGGTATGTCCTTGACGCTTCCTTCAAAGTAGGTTTTTGTCAGGGTGTCCTCGGTTAAGGTTACCAGTGCGTTTCTGTTTATGAGTTCGTAAAATTTGTAAAGTCTCGGCATTGTTTTGCCCTCCTTGTCTTTTGGTAGTGTCATATTAACTCTAAAAGCCTGATATATCAAGTTATTTCAGCGATATATACTACACAAATATGAGGGCGTGAAATTGTGTATATTACTACGAGGAACAGAGCCTTTCGGCTCGGCTCCCGGATGGGTTTTTAATCTTCAAACAGTCCGTGACCTTTCCCTTCAAACATCAGTCGGTCAAAGGCTTCGGCATCAATTCCGCTTATATCGTTATACACTTCTGAAATCACTTCAAGTGGTCGTTTGATTTTTGAAAGGTATTCGATATCGTCATCGTCAAACGGCTTGTTCAAATTGATGAACCTGTATATCCGCATGGTAGTTGCGATAAGCTCGGCATTTCGTATGAGTTCCGAAACCGTCTGCTTTTTAAGACCGGCGATGTAATCGTAATACTGTTCTGTGATTTGGTCGTAAAAATCATTTTTTGTCATGGTGTACTCCTCCTTAACCTTTGTGACAGCCGTGAATGGCTTTCAGGATATGCTCCTGCTCATCCTTATTCAGTCCGAATGCTTCAAGGCTTTCACGGATTCCGCAATCCGGGCATATGAGGGTCTTGTTGTCCTTTCTTGAAAGAGCGGGTGCATCATAGTAGACCTTACCGCATTTCGGGCATACGGTTTCGGGATGTGTTCCGTTTTTCATTCTGCCGTCACCTCCTCACTGTAGTGCAAGGCATCCTTCAAAGGCTTATAATCAAAGCCGAAAAGATAATACCCGTTTGCACAAACTTCAAGGTAATGCTTTGAGGGAATACCGATAGGTCTGTCCTCGTGCATTATGTAGACAAAGGCATTGGTCTTGTACTTTCTGCCTGTGTACCTGCCTTTGTACTCGATCGGAAGCTCCTGCTTGTAATAGAATGTAGGGAATCCCTCATAGCGGTCGAGTGCCACCTCATCCGAGCTACTTACTTCCCAAACCGCAAATGGTACGCTGTAGCCCTCGCACTTTTCAATGGTGAGGTATGAACCCGACTTGCTGCCCTTAAAAAGAAGCCGCCAGTCTTTCAGTTCGCCCGTTCCCATAATCCTTGCATCCGGGCATCGCCATGACATTTGCTGAACATTCAAGTTGCTCCCGTATGCGATGTATTTTCTTTTTGCCATAAAAAAAATCTCCTTTCAAATCGTTCTTCTACCACCTTAAGACCGCCGTAGCGGTCGGGTGTCGGGAGGTTTTCCGCTTTATGCGGGTCTTCCGTTTCTGAAGGCTGTGTCTCCCGTCAAACGCTTTGTAAAGAGGTCTCTTGCCGTTTTGAATTCGTCACCGATGAAACCGAGTCTTAAAAGCCAAGTTCTCATTGCGTATTTTGGATTTTCGTTTTGCTGTGGCTTGGGACTTGCTGTTTTCTGTGTTTTTGCCATTTGTGAAAGTGCAAGGCAAAGCTGAATGTAGCTCTTTAATTGTCCTGCGTGAATGCCGCCTCTGCGTTCTTCGGTGGGGTTGTCGAACTGAAATAATCTGAATTCGACCGTCCCGCGCGTAAAGGTTGCATGGAGGTTCAGCATTCTGTAGCGTGTATCGTTGTAATGTGCGTTTCTTGAACCGTAGGAGCCTTCGTACCAAAGGTCGGCAAGCGCCGTCATGGTCTTTGGCTTTCTTCTGTTCAGCTTTGTAAGGAACCGTTCGTCAACCTGTCGGCAGTACCGGCTTATCCTGCTTCTGTCAAGGCTTAAGGCGGAGGTCAAAAGGCTTT